TTCTCTTCTATCACTTTCATTTCAGCTTTCACTGGACTCATAACTCCCCCTGTTTATTGTTTCTTTTGCTGTTGAGCTTCCAACTGCTGTTGTTGCATTTTCTCAATTTCCTTTATCACTTCGTCACTATTTTGAATATCTAAATACTTCACCAATAGTGTTGGTGGGATAGGATAACCTGATTTCGCTAATTCAGTAAGTTGTTCAAATACCTCATAGCGGGAAGTCTGTGTAGAGTCTGATTCTGTAACCTCTACATCGTACTTATTATCTTTCACCATCTGTAAAAACGCCAATATCGTTCCGTCTGTAAGACCTTCTGGATATTGTTCGGATTTAACTGTGCCTCTATACTGTGGTCCTATAACTTTTAATATCCTCTTGTCATCAAATATCTCTGGTATCATCTCTAAAGTAAACTTACCTAGTATTTCTTTAGTATATCTGTAATTACTGAAGATACGAACCAAGGCTAAAACTGCTTGTTTAATACGAAGTGAAATTGCACGACCAGAAGTAGTGCCATCTTGCTGTCCTAACAAATCTGGATTCACATTACTAATCTGCTTAAACTCTTCATTAGCAGTTTGTTCCCTTACTAAATTGCTTTGAGAAGGCATCTGTGGTTGTATCTGTGTAAGTTCAGTACCTCTCTTCTTCTTAATTGTTATTCCAGGCGTAGAGCCCATATTCTCTAAAGACTTCCACCCCTCTTCAGTTAAAGCATTTGTATCACCTATCCAACCACTATTAGACTGTGTTGAAAGGATGTGAAGATAGTTTGACTTTGCTTTATTCTTTTCTTTCTGTGGGTCTATAAGAGAACGAGTTATACCTTGAACTCTTAACTTCTCGTTACTTGCGTTAGGTGCCCAGTCTGCTATAAACTGGAATATAGGGAAGCCTGAGTATCTAGGTTCAAAAGGTGATAATACATCTTGGAGTATATAGCCACAAACCATAGCTGCTACCCACATCTCTTTTACCTCTCTCTTTAAGATACTACCACCACCTTGCTTATCTATAAATGCTTGTGCATCTTCTTCGCTTTCAAACTTTCTAGGTTCACCACTCTCTATTTCAACTACAAAATATTTAGTTACTCTCTTCTTTCTCCAATATTCTTTTAGTGTATATTTTTCATCTGGCTTAAAACTTGTATCATAATAATCATCATCTATAGTTACAGTTGCTCTGTTAGGGTTGTTACCATAGTTGTCATCATCACCTTCTACTTGAAGACTAGAGTTAGTAAGTTTATCATCATTATCTGTTTTAAAGCCCTCTATTACTCTCTTCTTGTGAGGGAACATATCTTTAAGTTTAATCTTAGTAAACTTAGCTGTCTTTATTACATACTCAGCTCCCTCGTTTAAGTCATACTCTTTATTATCTGGGTCAACATATATCCCATAAGGAGAATCTATAATGAATTTTAAGTCACCTCTAATTGGGTCTTTAGAATAGTCTAAGACGGCTTCAATATATCCCTTTCCACAATATAATCCGTCATCAAATAGGTATCCTAATTTATATGCTAACTTAGAATTTTTGTCTATAAAAGATAATGTCTTATCCATTACTTCTGAGAATACTTTATCTTCTCCACCCTCTGGGTGTACTTTAAGCCTAGCACTATTCTCTCTCTGATAACCAGCTATTAGGTTAATAAGTGGTTTAATACGATTAAATGTAAGTGCTGGTCTATTCTGGTTTTTAAGAGTTTGTAACTCTTCTTGAGACCATTGTTCTCCAAGAGCAAACTTATAATCCTCTTCTGCTGATTCCATCCATTCTTGATAATGATTCTCACAGCGTCTATACCTAGACACTATTTCACTTCTTAAATCATCATTGTCAAGTACATCTTCTGTTCCTGGAAAGGTATTCTCCATCTTATCTCCTGTTTAGGGTTGGCTGATAGGTCGGAATGTATCCTACAGACCTAAATAAATTTGTTTTTGTCTTGGTTCTCAACTTATCAGCCATTTTATTATGCCACCATTGCACTTGTTACAGATGTAGATACCTCACCTGAGTTTCTATTCTCAGCATAAGCATCCTTACCACCTATTATCTTTGTATCTTTTAAAGCCCATATACCATATACGAATGTATCTGCTCTATCTGGAGAACGACCTAATCTTAACTTAGTCTCTTCTTTAGGTTCTAATCTTACCTTTCCTGACGACTTAGGTGGAGCATACTTTACAGCAGATAGCTCTCTTCTTAATTCAGGGTCTTCTGGGTAAGAGACTTCTTTCCTTAGAATCTGTGTCATAACATACCACCACATTTCACTTCTTAAGTTTGAGAAAGCATCTTTATCACTAGAAGATTCACTAGATATTATAGGAGTATTATCTATTCCTAGTTCTCTAAGCCTATCACAAATACCTACCCCTATGCCTATTCCATCAACACAGCTAGAATATATATCGTGTCTTTTCATCATAATTACTATCTCACCAGCTATCTCCATAGTGTTGTCTGTATGTAGGATAAGTTCGTCTATTATATCTGTATTCTCTATGGCTTGTATAACACACTCATCTCCACCTAATGATGGGTCACAGGCGACTATTCTACGAGTATCCATACGATTATGTATAACTCCTTTTAAGTCTTCTATACTCTTAGCTGTTATTAAAACTCTCTCTTCATCTGCTAGGAAGGAGCACTCAAACTCTTGTTTGAACATAGAGTCTGGCATCTCATTTTTAGCATCTAGTATTTCTTGAGGCTGTATATAGGGGTTATCTTTTGTTTGGAATATCCAAGATTTAAAGCCATATTCGTGTTTCCTACCCCTCTCATACATATCAAATAGGGAATTATGACCTTTAGGAGTCCCAATAAATAGAGCCCTACCCTTTGTATCTACGACCATGGGTCTTACTACTTCCCCCCATACAGTAGGTTTCATCATAGCAAACTCGTCTAATACTGCGAATTTAACACCAACCCCCCTTAAGTTGTCCTCATTATCAGCACCTTTCAAGTCTATTTCGGACTTATTAACGAGTTTAATAGATAGCTCTGACTCGTTTTTCTTAGTAATGAGCTCAGTAGGTATAAGGTCTATTATCATCTTCCAGGCTATCATCTTACTTTGCTTATATGTGGGGGAGATATACCAGTTCAGACTATTTGGATTTTCACAGGCACTTCGAAACAGTTCCCTAACTGCCAAAACGGTTTTCCCAAACCTTCGACCTGCTACTAATACCCTGAAACGAGTAGTATCTTCCCACACTTCACATTGCTTAGGATGAAATGATAAGTTTAATTCCATATTACTTCTTTGCTCTCCCTCTTCCGTTACCTCTTCCAGTACCCCTACCTGTTCCTCTAGCTGGCTTAGGGTCCCCTTTCTTTCCTACTCTGGGTGTGCCTCCGCAACTACCTTTTCTAGCTACCATAGTTTTATACCTCCTCTATTCATTTTCCAAAGCCATTTAAGCCACCTGAGAAGCCCTCAGAGAGCTTTTCTCTCTTAGGTGCGACCTTACCCTTACCCTCAGGGTATTTAGACTCGTAGAATGGACATTTGGCTATGTGAACTTGTTTATGTTGTTTACAGTCCTTAGTACAGCTAAGACAGTATATGTTTATTCCGTTTAGTGGCATAGTGGGGGGATAGTTATTATAGTAGTAGTAGTGTTAGTAGAACTAGTAAAGGTGTCTGTAGGGGTAGTAGAGTTAATAAAAGTAGTAAGAGAAGTATTAGTAGAGCTAGTAGTAGTAGTGGTATTATATATAGGGATAGATAAGGAGTCTCTATGGTCTATCATACTACTCACCCCCTCCCTCTTTTTTAGCGTCCCCCCTACCCTCCGAACTAGTAGGTGCTGACTTGTTCCAATTGATAACTATGTTGTCTCCTGTTAGCTGTCCATCTACCTGTATGTCCTTAGGTAAGAGCTTTATAATCCAATCAATGAACGCTTTAGCATTGCCATTACTCTTCTTAACCCATTGCATGAGCCATGCTTGTCCACCTAAGCCATCAAAGGTATTAAGGAAAGCTCTCCTTATCTCTTCGTTCCTATCTCTTATGGCTTTGTGTCTGCCACTAATGTTAGCACTATGACCAGGTAGCAGCTGACCTAATGCGTTACGCTTAGGAATATAGGTTTCATCTAGGGTTAGTGCTGTTCTATTCTTAAATTGTTGGTCTAGTTCTTGTAGAGGGGTTAAAAGAGGTATAGTATCACTCGCACTACTCTCTAAACTATCAACCTCGTCAATCCTCACGACCTCTTTTTCCTCTAAACTCTCATTTATTACTACTTTACCCTCTAATTGCATATTCTACTCCTCTCTCTATATACTAGTAACTACTAGTAACTACTACTAGTTCTACTAGTATTAATCCCCACACTAGTTATACTAGTAACTAGTCTAATACTAGTAACTATTAGCATAACGGGGATATTGTCATTTTAACTGTTAATGGTTCTGGACTTGTCATTTCATTTAAGGCGGTGATTATCTCTTTTCTATTCTCCG